GGAGGCGCGTGAGGGGAATAAGTAAGGAAAAGCTATTAAGCTAAGAGCCTCTATTCTGCGCCTCTGTAAAATTATGCCTAAACTAAAAAAAGAAACAGCAGAATTGCGGGCGGCTTATCTTGTCAAATCTTGTTTAGCAAATGGTTTAAACCAATCTGCTCTTGCAAGAAGAGAAGGAGTAACTCAACAAGCAATTAATTCGAGATTTAAACATCTCCCTGTTCAGACACCGCTTCAAGCAGCACTCCGCAAGATAGGAATTACCACAGCATACAAAGCCAAGAAATTCAAGGAATTGATGGAAGCCAAGAAATTGCAATCAATAAACTTTCAAATTAGGAAAGTAAGCGATAATGTGACAAGAGCAGTTACACTTAGGTTATTATGCCAAGTTGAGAAAGATATAGATAACGATAAAAATGGAAGTGGAGTCAAAATCATAAATATAATCCACGCATACCGAAAAGAAAAGAATGCAGACAGACATACTTGATTTATTTCTTGCGCCTTATAGCACAAAAAACGGCATAGTCAATGAGGCTAATCCTACCCAGCAGAAAGTCTTGGAATGGGTAGACAGGATTCGTTCTCTTCCCCCCGAAAGCCAGACACATATTCCCATATTATATATTCAAGGCGGCGTAGGTTGCGGCAAGACAAGGGCATTTATGGCTGCAGTATTGGAATTGCTTACTGAGATACCCGGTCTTAATCTTTTATGGGGAAGGCAGGATTTTAAGGATTTAAAATTATCCATTATGAACAAGTTTTTTGAGATACTTCCGCTTGAACTTATTATATCTAAGAACGAAACATACCATTGGTATGATATAACTACTCCAGAAAAGCCAAGCAGGATATTCTTTAATGGTCTTAAAGACCTGACTGGTTTAGGTTCACAAGAATTTGCTGTTATCGTAATAAACGAAGTCCATGAAATAAGCGAGCAGATTTTTAGGGCATTGAAGCGCAGGTGCCGGCAGGAAGGCAAACCGATAATGATATTGATGGAAGGCGAAGCTCCGAACGAAAACCATTGGCTTCATCAGATCACTGACCCCGGCAACGAGAACTATGATCCAGATATAGAAACTTGGTTTGTGTCTACCTACGAGAATTGGGAAAACTTGCCCCTTGCCTATCGTGGTTCACTTGAAACAATGCCAGAGAGTTGGAAAGCAAAGTATCTTTTGGGTAAATACGGATTCAGGCCAGAGGGCAAGCCATATTACAATGGTTATAAAGAACTTCTGCACGCGCAGGAATTAGAATGGCTTCCTGATAAAAACCTGATATGCGGATGGGATTTCGGTTATCATCACCCGGCTTGTTTAGTAACTCAGATAGACCTGCAGGACAGATGGTGCTGGTTAAGAGAAATAATCGGTTCAGATATAACGATAGATAAATTTGCGGAAAAGGTAAAGCAAGAAATAAATTATTATTATCTCAATGCCCAATGCATCCACTATGGCGACCCCGCTTCAATACAAAAATCAGATAAATCAGAGTTTACCTCTTGGCAGATACTTGACTCAAAAGGAATACATTTATACTATCGCCAATCGGAATACCGTTTGAGAAAAGAAATTATAGAACGGAAGTTATCTACATTAATAGCAGGCAGGCCGTCTTTATTAGTGGACAGGCGATATTGCAAGACTGCTAATGACGGCTTTTTAGGTGGTTATCACTATGAAGAAATAAGGCAGGGGCAGGCAGTAGTGCAGAGATTTGAGTTGCCATTCAAGGATGGTTTCTATGAACACATAATGAATGCTGGAGAATATATCGCAGTAAATATGTTTTCACCTATATCAACAAAACATAAATCAACTCAACCCCAAAACTTTAAATCCATAAGTAGCTTATGAGGAGTGAAAATGCTCACCGACCCTAAAATTGAAGTAACCCCGGAACAAAGTAAGCAGATAGCGCAGATTATTGTGAAGGAAATTAAGAACTCACTCTCCGAGAACAAGAAACGCTATGACCTTGCCGAGCGTTGCGAACACCAATACCAGCAAATGACAAAATGGGATGTAGCAGGGAAAGAGTGTGATGTGCCTTGGAAAGGCGCATCTAACTACTTCGTAGCCTTGACAGAATGGATTGTGGATGCTATCTGGGCTCGGCTTATGAATATACTCTTTAGCCAGCAGCCTTATATGAAAGCAAAAGGGGTAGAGGCTTCCGATGTATCAAAGCAGGATGCGGTAACTGACTTTACCGATATGACCTTGCGCGAGAAAGTAAAGTTATACGAAAACTCAAATTTCTTCTTCAAGCAGATGATTAAACTTCCTTTTGCTGTGCTTAAATTCTGCTGGGTGCAGGAATACGATAGGATGATCACCAAAGAAAGCGCGCTGGTATTTGCCAATCCTGCGACCGGCGACCAACAGATGATGTTGCCTGATGACCCGGAGATGCAGATAAAGCAGGCAGAGTTTATGATGAACGGTTATCAGCCGGCAGGCAACCAAGATGTCTGGGTGGCAAAAGATGAGGAACTGATAAATGCCCCGCAATTGAAATATATCCGCTTCCGGGATTATGTCTACTCACAACATGCCAAGAGAAACCAGCGTTTATTCTGGGAAGGCGACAGGTTCTGGCTTACCATAAACGAGATGATGCTTAAGGCCCAACAGGAAAAATTCATCCAAGACAGCGTGGACAAGGTAAGGACACAGCGCAAAGACTCAACCAAGTCAGGCGTGGATGCGGTGGTGGCGGACAGGGAAAGCCTTTTAGAGTGCTTCCATTGGTATGGCCGGCTACCCTTTAACAAGAATAACGAGATAGATTTTCAAGATAACGAGGCAATCGAGCAGGAGGTATATTGCGTGGTTTCTTTCAAGGAAGAGGAACTTCTGGAGATAAACCATTGGTATTACCGCAGGAAACCTTGGCCGGACAGGGTTTATATCAGAGGTGAGTTTGAGGAAACAGAAGAGTTTGAAGGCCGTTCAATGTGCCAGAAGTTATTTAAGACACAGGTAGAACTGAATGACTTCCATAAGACCCTGATGGATAATGCCTGGCTGGCGATGCAGAAGATATTTATCAAGAAAAGAACTCTTACAGACGAGAAGTGGGAGCAACCGACTGTGTATCCCGGCGCTATGTGGGAAGAAGATATGGCAGGCGATATACGGGTGCTTGAAGTAGGCGATGTAAAGGCGATAGGCATAGAATTAGAAACACAACTTCTCAACTTCGCAGAACGCATAAGCAATATCACAAGTTGGAATGTAGGCACTCAACCGCAGCAACCGGGCGGTAAGACCACAGCAACGCAATTCTCAGGCATAATCCAAGAAGGCAACATAGGCAGGGAGCCATTGTTACAGCGTTGTTATATTATCTTAAAGAAAATCTGCCAATGGAATTATGACTATTATTACGAACGCATGCCGGAAGGACTTGAGCGCAGGATATTAGGCGACTCAGGCGAGCCGATATTTCCTACGCAAGATAACATGCCTATCTATGCGCAGAAGGGAATAAACCCGACTTGGCGGCAGGATGATATTGCCGGACAGTTTGACTTCAACTGGTCAGGCACATCACAAAACTCCGACCAACAATGGAATATCCTTGTGGCGAATGACCTGATGGACAGATACTTGCCTCAACCGATGATACAAGGCAATATGCTTGCGACTTGGGAGATACTGAAACAAGGGCTTCTTGCAAGAGGCGAGAAGGACTGGCAGAAGATATTGCCGCCCAAACAGGCAATTCTTGAGGAAATGAAAAAGATGCAGATTGAGGCGCAGGCGAAACAAGGTATGCCTTCAAATGCACTCGGGCAGGCAGGCGCGCAACCAAATCCGCAAGCTGTAGAGGCGCTAAAACAAAAGATAATGCAGAATGCTCAAGTTAGATGAGGCGATAAAAGAGAATGATAAGGCATGGGAACAGGCGATGTTTTTGCTCATTCATCGCCCGGAAAGAGAGAACTATAAATATATTGCTTGGACTATCAGGATATGCGAACTTAAAAACGAATTGATGAGAAAAAAAGATGCTGGGAAATTTATTCAGACCGAAACAAAAGGCGACTGAGGAACAGATTCGCATTGAACGCGAGAAATGGCTTCAGGCGATGCTTGATAAGTCAGGGGAACTCAACCGGCTTATCAAAGCGGACAATACCGGCTGGAAGGAATTTTGCGAACTGTTGAATGACTACATAGACAAAGCCAAGAAGCGCAAGGCAATAACCGCGATGGACAGGGCAACCGATGCGGAGATCTACCAACTGAAACTTCTTGACCACGAAATCTATATTTTGTCTTGGGTGCTTAAAATCCCGGAACAGTTTATCGGTCAGGTCGAGGCAGAGATTAAAAAAGGACAGGAGAAAGAAAATAATGGCTGATATACCGATGGCACTGAATCTGTCGCCTGCTGATGTTTTAGCCCTGCAACAGATGGTCTATGGCGAAGAAACACAGGACACCGATACGATGAAGATGATAGCGCAGTCAGCCTTAAATCGGCTTAAATCAGGCAAAAAAAAGGAGTTTGGGGGGAGTATACCAGAAATCACCAAGAAGGGCTACTACGCGGTTTCTAAGCAGAATACGCCCTATAAACAGGCATTATCCCAGAAGTTTCCCGATATCACATCCAAAGTGGCCTGGGGCAATGCCAAGAAGGTGGTCGAGGCGGTGGTAGGCGATAAGGATTATGGTGATGTTATGTTTTATTTTAAACCAGATGAGGAAAAAAAATTAAAAGTAGAGAAAAAATTTGATTTTAGTAAAGTTAGACGAACAGGAAAAGTAGGTAATTACAATTTATATTCTTATTAAAGGAGGCGGTATGGAGGAATTAACTGCATTGTTATCAAGATTAAAAGCCATTGTAACAGAGATTGAAGCCGTGATATCTAATCAACCCAAAAAGAAACTCTCCAAAGAAGAATATCTCGCCAAGTCAGAAGATGAACGGAATAAATATGATGAGGAGCAGATGAAAGAAGAACCAAAAAAAGAAGAGGAGAAGGAATAAATGCCAAGCACATCTGAAAAACAAAGAGAAATGATGGCTATCGCCGAACACGAACCAAGCAAACTTTACAAAAGAAATCGGGGTGTCTTGGGAATGGGAAAAGAAAAATTGCATGAATTCTCAAGTAAACCCGTATTAGGCCAACATCATAAATGATAATTCTTTTATTCATATCATTGATGTTATTCCTCTGTTTTACCGACATTGTGTATTATACCATTCCGAATTGGGTAGTTCTGCCTGCGATTATCGTCGGAGGAATACTTACAGGATATTGGTTACCGGCAATCATTATGTTTGGTATAGGTGCATTATTATTTAATAGAAATAAACTCTGCGGTGGGGATGTGAAACTTATGGCGATGGCTGGGGCGTTCTTGGGAGTGAAGGGATTATTTGCTTTTATACTATCAAGGATATTTGTCTGGCTTTACAGGATTATTAAAAAGGAAACAGGGATGCTTCCTTACGCCCCTTTTATTGCCGGGGCAAGTTTATTATTTATATGGTTATGAAAAAAACTTTAGTTTGTAAAATCTGTGGTAAGCAAGTGAAAGTCAATCACTACAGATGTGATAGTGATTATACTTGCGCTGATTGCAGGAAAAAATAATTAAGGTTTAATTTCTTCGTTTAATCGAAGTCGTTAAGTCGAGTTGTCTATATTTTTTATAGATAGTTCGGCTTTTTTTATTTGTAACCAAAGGGACTCGTCGTAGTAACGAATGGTCGTTACGAAAGCACCCTATAAACAGGAGGGTAGCATGTGGAAAATGTTGTGGTCAATAATACTTGACCAAAGAGGAGAAGAACCCGGAACAGGTGAACCTGCTGGTGGAGAACCAGGCACAGGAGAACCCCCGGAACCCATAGAACCAGGCGCAGGTGAACCCGGAGCGGGCGGAGAACCCCCGGTAATACCCAAGTTTGGGGAATTCGGCGATGATCCAAACGAAGCCGCAGGAAAGCTCTTTGAGGCCTTTACCAAGCAGAAAGGCGAATTTGATAACTTCAAGACTAAGTCTGGCTTAACCGAGAGAAACCTCGGAACATTAAGAAAGACCCTTGAAGCATCCGGTATTCGCGCAGTTGAAGGCGAGGACGGACAGATACGCCTTGAAGTAGCCCAAAAAGAGCCGAGGAAATCACGCTTCACAGATGAGCACAAAGGATTGTTTGACACTAAAGTTCTTGAGGCAATGCGACTGCTCGTTCAGGATGTCTTTGATGAATCCTACGAAGGCAGAGAACGCATGAGCCAGGAACAGAGG